TTCAGAAGTAGGGGATGTTCTCTCAGCCGTAGATACCGAAGCTAGAGGCTTGTTGTCAGCAGTAGACGATAAAGTGCTACAGCCTTTTACGCGGCCTGTTGGAGATGTCTTATCAACGGCAGACACAGCAGCTAGACAAGGTTTATCAGCTTTTGACGATGCAGTACTTAACCCTGTTGGAGACGTAGTTGAGGACGTAGGTCAAGCGGTAGGGGACGTAGCTGAGGACGCAGGTCAAGCAGTAGGAGACGCGCTGTCAGCAGCTGAAACAGCAGTTAGACAGGTTATTGGAGATATAGACTTACCAGATATAGATATAGACTTACCAGACTTAGACTTACCAGACTTAGACTTACCTGATATAGACTTACCTGATATAGACTTAAACATACCACAGGTAACTAGTGCTCCGTCTCCTACTCGTACTACAGGTGGTTTATTTGACGTAGCTCAGTTTGAACACGATGAGGGCATTAGTTTAGTAGGTAACCTGCTTACAGGTCTTACAGAACAAGACGCTAAGAAGTTAAGTAAAAAACAATTCCAACAACCCAAAGAAGAAATGGTAGACTTACTGTCAAACCCCTTTTCTAGTTCTTTTAACTAAAGGTATATAATTTAATGACATACTTAGAAGCTGTAAACAGAGTTCTTATACGCTTGAGAGAAGAAGAGGTAACTACGGTCAACCAAAACTCCTACTCTAAGCTTATAGGAACTTTTGTAAATGACGCTAAACGTATGGTGGAGGATGCTTGGGATTGGTCTTCGTTAAGAACCACTATTACAGTCACTACACAAGCTGACGTTTTTTCTTACAACTTAATTGGAGCTAACTCTTCTTTTAAAACCTTGAACGTGTTGAATGACACTAAAAACTGTTTTATGGAGCATATTCCTGCTTTTGAAATGAGTAACCAATACCTTATTCAGCCTGTTGTAGAAGGGTCTCCTACTCAGTACACTTGGAACGGCTTTACTGCCGAAGGCAACGCTATTGTAGATGTCTACCCTAAGCCTAACTCTGTAGAGTACTTACGCTTTAACCTTGTTCAACGTAGAGATGAATACACTAACGATTCTGATGTGTTCTACGTACCTACTCAGGCTGTTATTCAGCTTGCACAGGGCTTTGCAATGGAAGAGAGAGGAGAGACAGGCGGCCAGACAAGCGGCGCTATGATACAGTTAGGACGTTCTACGTTGGCTGACGCTATCGCCTTTGATGTTGCAAGGTTTCCTACTGAGTTTATCTGGAGGGATGTGTAATGGCTCAACAGCTACAGAATCTTGCAATCTCTGCTCCTGCTTTTGCAGGTCTTAATACACAAGACTCTCCTGTTGGGCTAAACGCTGCCTTTGCTGATATTGCAGAGAACTGTGTAATTGACCAGAGAGGCCGTATTGGGGCTAGGAAAGGCTGGAGTACTATAACTACTAACGGTTTAGCGGTGTTAGGTACAAGCTCAGGCATTGAACACATCCAAGAGTTTATTGCCTATGACGGAACAAAAACTGTCTTCTCAATGGGAGACTGTAAGGTTTTTACAGGTACTACTGTTNTTACTCAGATACCTTTCCCTTCTGGCTACTCCTGTACCGCTAACAACTGGAAGACTGCTTCCTTTCAGAACAACGTCTACTTCTTTCAAGCTGAACATGCCCCCTTAAAGTACGTAGCTGGCGCGTCTGCGTTAGTATTGGTTCCTGACTCTGGCAGCGCTTCTCCCCCACAAGGAGACGAACTGCTGGCTGGCTTTGGTCGTCTGTGGGTTACATCTGTTGCAAACGAAGACTACAAGATTTATGGTAGTGCTTTGCTTGACGGAGACACTTGGGCGGGTGCTGGTAACTCTTGGTTGACTTTAGATTTAACTAACGTCTGGCCTCAAGGGTATGACTCTGTAGTTGCACTCGCTGAACACAACGGATACTTAGTTGTCTTCGGTAAGCGTTCTATTATTTTATATCAAGACGCTGTTGGAGCGCAGGGCGGTACTTTATCTTCTACTACTGCTGACACAATTAGACTATACGACACCATTGAGGGTGTTGGTTGTATTGCTAGAGATTCTGTACAGTCAACTGGTAACGACCTTCTTTTCTTATCTAATCGCGGTGTTATGTCTCTTGGTCGTCTTATTCAAGAGAAGGCTATCCCTCTTAATGACATTAGTAAGAATGTACGTACAGACCTTATGGAACTTGTTGACAACGAATTTGCTTCAGGTAACGGACATACGATTAGGAGTGCCTACAGTGCTAGACACGCGTTCTACATCTTAACACTTCCAGAGTCAGACGTTGTGTATTGTTTTGATGTAAGGAGACCTTTAGAAGATGGTTCTTTTAGAGCTACTACTTGGAGAGGCTTAACACCTCTAGCTATAACAGTGTTTGCTAATGATGACTTGATATTCGGTCTAGGTAAGATTGGAACGACACAACCAGCTCTAGTAAAGTACGACACATACAGTGACGGCGCTGAGCCTTATGAGATGAAGTACTTTAGCCACCCTCAGAACTTTGGTAATCCTACTAACTTAAAGTTTCTAAAAAAGATGAATGTTAGTGTTATCGGTGGAGGAGGTACTACCTGTGTTTTTAACTGGGGTTACGACTACTCTAATAACTTTACTAAACAAGCTGTTACTTTTGGTACAGCCACTGACGCAGAGTTTAACGAAGCAGAGTACAACACCACAGCAGAGTACACAGGGGGTGTTCTTGTTAACGAACCCTCACTTAATACTTCAGGTTCTGGTGTAGAAATAACTGTAGGTCTAGAAACCACAATCATCGGTAATGCTTTTTCTATTCAAAAAATTGACATACACGCTCTATCAGGGAGATTTATCTAAATGGCTACATACAATGTAACGACTAACTTTGGCGCTAAAGACGACTTAGCGTCAGGAAACGCCGCTAAGAAGATTAAAGGCTCGGAGTTCACTACTGAGTTCACTAACATCTCTACAGCCGTTAACAGTAAGGCAGACACAACGACTGTTAATGCTGTAACAACAACAGCCAACGCTGCGTTACCTAAGTCTGGTGGGGCAATGACGGGTGCAATAACTACTAACAGCACCTTTGACGGTGTTGATATTGCTACAAGAGATGGTGTGTTAACTACCACTACTAACACTGCTGACGCAGCTTTGCCAAAAGCTGGTGGAACCATGTCGGGTGCAATAGCGATGGGAACCTCCAAAATTACTGGAGCAGGAGACCCAACTGATGCTCAGGACGTAGCTACAAAAGCTTACGTTGACGCTAACGCCAATATTGGGGACGTAACTCTTTCTGGCAACAACGTTTTTACAGGCAACAATACTTTTTCAACAGGAATTGCTATAACAGGTGCCGCAGACATTACAACCGCAAGTGCTGCCAGTGCTACAGCCAGTACTTTTAAAAATGGTACTCTTACAGCCGGTAAGATAAACACACACTTTACTAACACAGATAGTTATCTTAGTATAGGCAATAAAGGCGCTGGGTTACAGTTTATTGACTTCCAAGCCAGTAGATTTATAGTTCCATACAACGTAGACACCAACGCAAACTCAGATAACTTGATTGACTTAGGTAACGCTAGTGCTAGGTTTGATGACATCTACGCCACTAACGCTACTATTCAAACTTCAGACAGGAATGAGAAGCAAGACATAGAAGAACTAACTGACGCAGAGACTCGTGTAGCTGTAGCTTGTAAAGGCTTGTTACGTAAGTTCCGTTGGAAGTCTTCTGTAGAAGAGAAGGGTGATGCTGCTCGAACACACTTCGGTATTATAGCTCAAGACTTACAGGCTGCATTTGAAGCTGAAGGTCTTGACGCAGGGAACTACGCTATGTTTATCAGCACTACGTGGACAAATGAAGACGGTGAAGAACAAACTAGACTAGGGGTTCGTTACTCTGAACTGCTTGCATTTATTATTGGGGGAATCTAAGAATGCCTACTACACAAGAACTAATTAACATGGGAAGTGGCCTGTTGAATACAGCGGGTA